TGAAATAAAATCTTTTAATTCAATAGTCGTATTTTTAAATTTATGATTTTTCTCAATCATCATTTTTATAACTCCGCTTGTATAAAATTCATTTTTCTGCATATTATTATTTTTAATCATTAAATCAGTAAATTTTATTAATTTTCGAACAGACTCAAATCCATAAGCTCCAGTGCAAGCATAATCTGATATTTTTACTTTTTCTTTTATATCAATGATATATTCATTCATTAATTTATCAATTTGCACATATGAATATTTCGCTTCTTCATCTTTATCAATAATCGAAAATACACAGTCTTTTCCATTCCATTTTTCTATAACATCTACTTTATAAAAGCTATCACTATCTAAACTTAATATTGGAATATCTAAATAAAAAGTATCCAATTTTTTTAATGCAATATTTAATGTTTCCGCAGCTCCTCTTGTATCTTCTTCTAAACATAAAAATTTAAATTCTATTTCAGGAAATCTATTTTCCAATTTTACCTCAAAATTATAATTTTTATATTCTTTATTATAAGGAATATAAACAAAATTAACATTTTTTAAATTTAAATTCATCAATAAATAATATAAAATAGGTAACCCATCTACTTCAATTAAAGCCTTTGGTAATTCATAACCATTTTTTTTAAATCTTTGACCAGTTCCTCCTAAAGGAATAATAATTATCATTTTAATAATTATTATTATAAAAAAAATTTTAAATATATTTTTATTTGAATCATTCATTACTTTTAGTTTCTTCATTATTAATAATAATAGAATGAGATTCATTATTTTCCAAATCATTATTTTCTAATTTATTATCTTCATTATTAAAATTATAAAATTCAGACCATTTACCTTTATTTCTTAAGCATGTTATTGTAGAAATAATATGAATTAAATCTGTTAAATAATTTTGAGAAACAGGAGATTCTTTTATTCTCATTGAATTTAATTCATTACTTAATTCTTGATAATTTTGATTTTTAGTAATATCATCTTCATTAGAATAACAAATTTGATCAAATTTAGTTCCAAATTCATCAAATTTATTTTTCATTTCAATATTGGAATTCATTTCTAAATGAGGTCGTAAAAAGGTATTAAGTGTAGATAATAATAATAAACCAATACTAATATCTTTATACATATTTATTGGTAATAAATCGTCAGAATTTGCTTGAGCAGAAATTAAAGCAGACATAATAGTTATGCATAAATTGATAGGTGTTGCAATATTTGACCAAAAAGCACCAGCAATATAATATTTCCAAAAATAAAATCCAATATCAATATCTAATTTTTCTTTGATATTCTGCATATATTAAATATCTAGAAAAATAATTTAATTTAATCTAATAATTTAATCTAATAATTTACATTTATTTCTTTCAAAATAACAACAAAACCTTTTCCATTTAATTCATCTGAAAACTTTTTTTTTATTGTACTTTGTAATTTAGATGAAACAATACTTTTGTCAAAATAAGAATATTTTAATACCTTCGAAATCCATTTATTTTGTAAAAATTTTATTAATCGATAAGTATTTATTTCAATTTGATAATTTAAATATAAATCATGAGTTAGTATTCCACTAACCCAACTATAATTAGAATTGATTACTTTTCCATGACCATTTAAACCTTGATTAATTAAATCAGGAATACATGTTTCTTTTATATTATTTAATACAATATTACCAAAACCTTGAGTAATATTTAATACAATTTTACAATTAAATATAGTAGTCATTATAATATATTATTTAATTTATTTGTGGAAAATATATTTTTATATTTTATTAATTTTTTATTTAAAGGAATATTAATCAATTAAACTATGAAATTCCTATTAAGTAAAGGATGTACTAATATTACAAAAAATCAAACAAATCAAACAAATCAAATAAATCAAATAAATCAAATGATAGAATTAGAAACCATTTCTAAAAATAATATTATAATTTTTAAAAAATATAATGATATTATATCTAATAAAAAAAAAGAAATAGATAATGAAAGCATTCAAAAATATTGGGATAAAATGAAAAAAATAGGAAATCCGTATGAACTAATTTATACTAGTTATAATAAAAAACGTAAAAATGATAGTATAAGTCTTTATTCACCGATTAGTCGTTCATATTTTAAATTATGGGAAATATATTATACATATAATTTATTTGAAAATCAAAAAAAGAATATTAATTTTGTTCATTTAGCTGAAGGACCAGGTGGATTTATGGAAGCCTCTATAAATTATTGTAAATTAAATAAAATAACTAATTGTACTTATTGGGGAATAACATTGGCACCAACAGATGAATTTGTACCAGATTGGAATAAATTAAAAAAAAATTTTACAAAAGATAAAAATTGTTTTATTGAATATGGCGATTTATATCAATATGAAGATGTTAAAAAATTTATAAATAAAACAAAAAAATGTCATATTGTTACTGCTGATGGAGGTTTTGATTATTCGTCTGATTTTAATGGTCAAGAATTAAATTCGTGTAGAATCATATATTCTGAAATAGTAACAGCATTAAATGTTTTAAACAAAGATGGACATTTTATTATTAAATTATTTGATTTATTTAGTTTAACATCTTTACAATTTTTAGAATTATTAAATCAAACTTTTAAACAAGTAATTATTTATAAACCAGAAACTAGTCGCCCGGCTAATTCTGAGAAATATTTAGTATGCACACATTTTTTAGACAACCTATCAGAGAAAACAAAACAAAAATTATTAATGAATATAAAAGAATGGACAAATATAGAAAATAGAAAAAATAATAATTCAAATAATGAAGAATATATCATATTCAAAGATTATAAAATTAATAATCAAACATTTTATGATTTAAATGAGTTTAATGAATTATATTTAAATGAACAATTGAAATCTATAAATTCTATTATACATATTATTCAAAATAAATTATCTAAAAATGAATATCACAATACATTAAAAGATCAAGTGTTAAAAGCAACACAATGGTGTAAAAAATATAATGTTCAAATTAATGAAAATAGTATTTATTATAAAAAAAATAATTAAATATTTATATTATTTTATAATAATGAATATTTATATTAAATATTTAATATTTATTATAAATTTATATATATTATTTTCAATTATTGAATATTTAGTTCATAAATATTTGATGCATTCAAAAATGAATACGAAAATGAATACGAAAATGAATACAGAAATTGCAACAAGTCATAATATTCATCATAAATATACAAAAAATGATATGAATTTAAATTATTCAAATATATACAACAAAAATAAAAATAAATATTTAGGACTTTATTTTTTATGGAAAGAAACATTTTTCGTTTTATTATTTGGATTAACAATAGCTTTTATATTAAATATATTTTATCAATTAAATCCACTTTTTATTATAATAATAACAATTCTTTTTGCTTATTATCAAAGTTCATTATGGAATACGATTCATCCAGATATACATCATATAGATTATAAATTGAAATTAAATGAAGGAATACCACCATTAGAAATATATAAAAAATTACCATATTATGATTGGTTAAAAGCAAATCATATGAAACATCATATTTACAAAAATGAAAAAAAAGGAAATTATAATGTAACATTACCATTAGCTGATTACTTATTTTTTTCATATAATTAAAATCCAATTTTATTATTTTCTCCATTGATACTTAAATATTTATTAAATTCACTAAATTTTTCTAAAACTTCTTCTTTTTTATTGTGAAAAATATCTAATAATATATTTTTAACAATTTCTTTTGTCATATTATTATTATTAAAATCATCATATTTTTCTTTTAAATTATATTTATGTTTATTTAAATCTTTATTCATTAAATCTTCTTCTTTAATTTCACTATAAAATTTTAATAAATGATTATATAATTTATACATCGTTCGCACTATAATTTCATCATTATTTACATTTACAAATTTATCTTCCTGAAATACAATAGATTCGTTTTCATTTTCACCCAGTAAAATATTCATGTTTTTATCATTTTTTAAAATTTCCTCCATAGTATTTGAATACTTGTTATCAGAGACAAAGAGTAATAATTTCTTTTGTAAATCAATTTTAGAAATGTCCCAATCTTCATTAAAATCATTTAATATTTTTTCTCCATTTTCATTTATATTTTTAGAATTATTATAAACATTGATTAAAATATTGTTAATTTGTTGATTATTTATATTTTGATTATTAATTTTTTGGTTATTAATATTAAATTTTTGATTATTAATATTAATTGTTTTATTTTCTGTAAAGTTATTTTGAATAATTTTTTTATTTTTTTTTTCTTTTAAAATACTACATTGATAATTTTCTAAATGTCTTATTAATTCATATTTTCTAAAAAATTCTTTTGAACAAAAACAACATTTTTTATTATGATTATTTTTTGTCAAATCTATTATATGATTAAATTCGTCTACATCGAAAACCCAATCTGGTTTTATTTCAATACTATTTGAATCATTGTTTTCATCAACTATAATTAATTCTTCTTCTGATTTATTTAATAAAGATAATTCTTCTAATTTTAATTCATCAAAATGATAAGAATCCATTTTTCGAGCACATATATTTTTACGAGTTAAATGTTTTTTCATATCCTTTTTATTTTTACAATAATAAAAACATCTATAACATTGATAGACCATAATTATTATTATTTTTTTATTTTTATATTAAAAATAATTAAAAATAATTAAAAATAATTAAAAATAATTAAAAATAATTAAAAATAATTAAAAAATTAAAAATAATTAAAAATAATTAAAAATAATTAAAAATAATTAAAAATAATTAAAAATAATTAAAAATACATAATTTATTTTTCCATTTTGCAAATTTTCCAAAAATGGAAAATTTTCCAAATTTGACATTTTAAATTATCCAATTAGTCAAATTGGATAATTTCTCTAAATGGGGGAAAAATAGCACAAAACATCACATTATATTACAAAAAAAAGACATTTATAGCAAAAAAATCAACTAATATATTTTTAATAAAAATATAAAATATAAAATATTATCATAATAAAAACAATAAATCTAAATAAAAAATATTATTTATTGATATTTTAAAAATTGCTAATTAAGGGATAAATATAGCAAAAAAATAAAAATCACAAAAATGATTAAAACAAAAAAACTCTTACTGATTTTACTGAAGTTTTAAAAATATATAAAAATATTCTTATATACAAAAAAAATTAACTTGGACAAAAATGGGGGAAAAAGTTGCAAAATGGCAAATTGTCTAATTTGACCCTTGCATGCTCAATTAAAGTAAATTATCAAAAATAAAAATAATAAAAAAAACAATATTCAAAAAAACCCTTTCATTATAAAAATGCATAAATGTAAAATTAGTATATAATGCTAAAATATGGGGACAAAAGTACTTGAGGGGAAAATCGACTTTTTCAAAATTTAAATCGGGGATTTTTATCAATCAAAAAATCAAAAAATCAAAAAAAAAATATGCAACTTCGCATTTAGCGTAATTTTCGATTTACCATTTTGACAAAATGTGTACCTTTTGATATCAAAGCCTTCGAAAAAAAACAAAGAAAAAATAAAATTATTTTGATTAATTAATGATATATTAAATAAGAAAAAATAAATCATTGATATGGAAAATTTGATTTTTTCATGAAACATATAAACAAAAATTTAAATCAAAATAAAATAACAAAATAAATAAATAAAAATATAATATTAAACAATAATACTCTTAAAATATAAATGGGGACAAATTAGCATAATTAGTAAAAAAGTATCTAAAAAAGGGTCTAAAAAAAAAAGTTCACTTTTGACTAAATTTTTATAAAAACGAAGCTCTGAATCTGCAACCCTTTTTTTTTTTCAAATAAATTACTAAAAAAAAAGTTTTTTTTTTACTTATTTTTGATTTTTCCTTATTTTATAAATTTATAGATAATGATATCATATAATACTGTTTAATAAAATACAAAAAATAATAAAAAACATTAAAAATATGTATCAAGGAGTAAATGCTCATCTCATACTCTAAAAAAAATCCAAAAAAAAAATTACTTGATTTTTTGTTTTTCTGCATTTTTATTTTTAAAAAACATACTAAAAAATATAAATATACAATAAAATCTTCGTAAAAAATAAAATAAAAAAATCAAAAAAAAAAGTTACACTAAAAAAAATTACTTAAAAAAAAATCGTCAGCAAAAAAACGGCACATAAACGCGAATTTCAGATGAAAAAAAAATATGGCATACGAGACTAACTATTAAAAATAAAAAATATTTTTTCAAAAAACACAAAACCGTTTATGTGTGCCAATCAGTAAAAAACTGGCATACGAATCACTACCTACGAAAAAAAAAATATTTTCAGACAAAACTAGCACACATAAAAGATAAATTAAGACTTTGGCATACGAATCACTACTTACGAAAAAATTAAAAAAAAATAAAAAAACTGGCACACGTAACAATGAAAAACAACTTTTGGCATACGAATCACTTCCTACGAAAAACTCCTAAAAAAAACTGGCATACATAACACATTTCAAAAAAAAACAACACACGGTTTTTCATAAAAAGTTTTCGACCATTTACGAAAAAAAAATGGCACACGTAAAATAAATTTTCAAAATCCTGTACACAAATTAAAAAAAAAAAATCAGCAAAAACACTGTACATAAAGATGAAATTAAGATTTGGCACACATAACACTGTTTTTTAAAAACTCTAAAACTGGCACACATAACTGGATAAAAAAAGTATTAACACACATAAACGTGTCAGACTTTTTTGGCACACGTAACTGTGAATTTCAGACTGGCACACATAAGACCATTTACGAAAAAAAATAATATAAAAAAGAATAAATATTTGCATAAAATGTTGCGAAAATTTTTACTCATTTTTTTACTCATTTTACTCATTTTACTTTATTGTAAAAATAAACATATAATTATTGTTTAAATAAATAATAATATAATTGCATATGTATCATGTTAAAAAAATAATACTAATAATTAATTAATTATTATTTTTTATTTTTTTTTGAAAATTAAAATTCATAAATTAAAAAAAAGTGTATTTATATATAAAATAAAATGAGCACAAAATATGAAAAATGTCAAAAAAAGAAAATGAATGAAGTTATGTATGAATTCAAAAAAGGTAAATTAAAAACGCGTTCCAATAATAAAGTGAAATCTAGACAACAAGCTATTGCTATTGGATTATCAATGTCAAATAATGTATGTCAATTAAAAATAAATAAATCTGACTATATAAAGATGGAAGAAAAAATAAAAAATAATATACAATCAAATAAAAAAGTAAGTTTAACAAGTATAAAAAATGGATTAAAATTAATCAAACATTATGAAGAAAATAGGAATTATAAAAAGGCAAATGAAATTACCCAATTATTATTTATAAAAGTTTTAAAATCAATTCAAAATAATGAAAAAATAAATCAATCAATTATTAGTGATTTATTAAGTTACATGAATAAGTGATTTATTAAATGAAATGAATAAGTGATTTATTCTTAATCACGAACTAAATTAAAATTATTATTTTCATAAAACTTATTATATGAATTTTTAATAATTGTTTCTTTTCTGATTTGTAAAGGTTTGTTAGTAAAAAATATTTGAATAAATTCTTCAAATACAATGCTGTGTATTTTTTTATGATAATATTGATTCATTAATTCTAAATTTTCAGTTTGTCTAATTTGAGTACTCACTAATTCAACTAAAATAACCATATGTACATCATGACACTGTATTGAATTAAATAAATTATTAATCATTTCTATACATAAATCATCTATATTAAAATCTAAATATTCAGTACCTGCGCATAAAAGATGTGAATCTTGTATAATTTCATTAAAATCAATAGAATTAGATTCTTTTTTTAAAACTATATTTACATACTTTTTATATTTATTTATTTTTTGCGGGTCTAAAATAGTAGGTTCGTTATTCATTTTGAATATAAATTATGTAAATAAACTATTTTATGAGTAAATATGAGTAAATATAAGAAAATATAATAAAAAAATATCAATTTTTTATTTTCTGTATTAAATCAATTATTTATAAAATTAAGTACATAAATTATATATTATTAATATATATGAAAGCTTGTTATTCTTGTAGTTCAAAACCTATTAAAAATGGTGTATATAAAAGTAATTTAGAAGAATTTATTGCTAAACAACTTCCAAAAGACAATACTCATACTCATAAAATAGGAGCTCACTCAAGAATCATTAAAAATTTAAAACCAAATACATGTATTTTCTATTTTGCGTCCAAAAAAAGAGACTTTACAAATCCTTTACAGAAATTTAAAGATGCTTATGGAACTTTAAAAAATTCAGGAGTTACGAGAACTGATTCTAAAGGAAACGCTAAATTTTTCCTTGACTGTCCTCAAGTTTATATTAGTTTAAGCGGAAAAGTACATGAAAGACATTTACATTATTTATATTGGGAACAAAAAAATAAAATGTGGAATCCAAATTTATATACACAACCATTAATATGTGATGTAAATCAAGAATTTGTAAAGAAAAATATGAATAAAGCTTTAATAATAGATGCTTTACCAGAAAAAATGTACAATAAAAAGCATATTAAAGGGGCTATTAATATACCTTATAATAAGACAGTAAGTCATGCATTATTAAGAAAAAAATGTCCAAAAATGAATAAAAATCATCCAATTATTGTTTATTGTTATTCTAAAGAATGTGAAGCTGCACTTAAACTTATTAGAAAATTAAATAAATTAGGCTATGCTAATAGTGTTCATTATAAAGCTGGAATAAAAGGATGGAAAGGACCCATTGAATCTAGTAATTAAATATTTTTTAAATTAAATAAAAATTAAAATTATATAGTTTATAAAAATTATATAATTGTTAATTAATGAATCCAAATCCAAAAAATTATTGTACAAAAACAAATTTACCATGTTATGTAAATGCACAAAGATGGTATTATGTACGAGCGTTAAATAATTATAAAAAAGCAAAAAATCAAAATTATAAAAATAGACAAAAATCAATTATTCAATATTATAGTTCAGGTCATTATTATTTTTAATTTTTTAATAATTTTAAAAAAATAATATTAGATTAATATATATGTTAGGTAATAATCCAGTTACTAATAATCCAGGTAATAAAATTTCAGGTAATAATAATATGTTAGGATTAAGAAATATACTTAGAGAAAAAATAGGATTTACAAATGATCAATTAAAAAATTTATATGGACAAGATTTAATTAAATCTTATAATTTATATTATTTTTATAAATATTTAAATAATAATAAAATTATTCCAGAAAATATAAGTTCAATTTTTAATATTTGTAATATGTGTAGAAATGATTTTAATTTAACTCAAGAATTAAATGAAATATTATCTAGTAATTCATCTAGTAATTCATCTAATGAAAAATTTTATGGGATTGTATTAGAATCTTCAAAAACAAAAAAAAAAATTAAAATATTAAAATTAAATAATGATCCCCAATACTTAGTAGATTTATTATTATTTTTAAAAAATAATTTAACAATATCACAAACAGGTATGTGTAAAACACTAATTGGTAATAATAAAATCACATTACATTTAGGCGAAAAAGATATGTTTGGAAAAAATATTAAATTATGTGTTCCTAAAAGTAAATATATAATTGAAAAAAGTAATACTAGTACTAATACTAAAAATATAAGAATTAAATATAAAGTTGGAAGTATTGTTGAATTTAATGCAAATAGTAATAATATAAAAGAAATAAATAAATTTCAACGAGGTGGATTAGCACCATTCATATTAGCTATTATTCTTGGTTTATGTTTGGCTTTTGTTGTGACAATCACCTAGATAATTCCAGATCACCAATATTTAATTTTTATATATCAAATAACATTTTTAATCTTCAAGAGTGTAAATAAAGTAATAAAAAATTTAACTCAATCATTCTCAGGTTATTGTTTTGCTGTTACTCATAGCAAAATAAGCCTAAGTTGTTCAAATAAAGCTACATTAACGCCTAAAGTTTTATGTCTTCCGAAAGATAATAAATATATAAAAGAAATAGAACTGAATGGAAGTTATGAAAATGGATCTATAATAAATCTAAATCAAAGTACAAAAATAAATACACAAAGTGGAGGTACTGGTTTAGAAATAATGTTTATATTAAGTGGAGTTCTTGCTTCAGTTGATTTGATAAGAGAATTATTAACCGATTTTAATTAATAAAAAAGCAAAAAATCAAAATTATAAAAATAGACAAAAAGCATTTATTCAATATTATACTTCATGTCATTATTATTTTTAATTTTTTTAATTTTTTTAATAATTATAGAAATTATTATATTATTCTAATATATATGTCGTCGATGAATAGCTCAGGTACTAAATTTAAAAATGAAATGCAAAATAATCAATCAAATTGGATAAATTTTATACATTTTATGAATTATTTAAAAAAAAAAAAAATAATTCCTCATAGTCAATTATACAATAATAAAGTTACTAATAAAAATATAGAAAAAAATTTCAATCATTTAAATGATAAAGAAAATACTAAAAAATATGGTATTGTTCTTGAAAAAAAAGACAAAAAATATAAAGTTTTAATAATAAAAGATAACGCACAATATATGGAAAATTTAGCAATATATTTTTTAAAAAAATTAACTCAATCATTTTCAGGTTATTGTTTTTTTACTACTACTAGCAAAATAAGCTTACATTGCGAACCTAATAATCTTAATAAAAAAATCACACCTAAAACCTTATGTATTCCAAAAAATAATAGTTATATAAAAGAAATAGAACTAGAAGGTAATATTACTATTGGTTCAAGATTAAAAGTAAGTAGTAATAATAGAATCACAGTACCTACTAATCAAGAATTTAAACAGAATGGAGGTTTTGCCGGAGCTTTTGCTTTAGGTATATTTGGTGGTATGATAATTAGTGGATTCATACAAGTAATTGGAATGGAACTAGAAGAAGAGAGGGAAAGAAGAGAAGAAGAAGAGAGGGAAAGAAGAGAAAAAGAGAGAAAAAAATCATTATTTAATTTACTTAAATATAAATAATTATTGGATGTGCTATTGATTTATTTTAATTCATTATAAAAATTATCTATTTTTATAATAATGAGTAATCAAAAAGTCATAAAAAATTTAAAAGAATCTGGAATATCAAAAAAAAATTTAACAATATTATGTGAAAATAGTTATAATTTCAATAATATAATTGTTTTTTCTAAATATCTTAAACAAATAATTAGTAATAATTCGAAGATTGAATCACAAATAAATATGAAAGATTTAATTTGTAAAAATAATATGAAAAATTTATTTAAATTAAATAATAATAAAAATACTAAATTAGAATATAGCATAGTTTTAGAAGTTAATAATCAAAAAAAAAAAATTAAAATATTAAGATTAAAAAATAATATGGATTATATTACAAAATTATTAGTATATATAAGAGATAATTTAAAAATATCTATAACAGGTTCATGTGCTATTGGTTTAAAACATAAAATAAAATTACATTATAATGAAATTAATCCAATAAGTAGTATATCAAAACCAATAAGTTTATGTATTCCAGAAGGTAATCCATATATTTTTGAACAAAGTTATAATAATAATTTAAGTAGTTTTTCGGTTGGTCAAATTATTGCATTACCTATAAATAGTCAAAATGGAGGTGTTATTTTGGAATCAATAGCTGCTAGTGCTGCTGTTGGTTCTCCAACTGGAATAGCTTTAGTTATAGGTCTCCCTATGCTAATGTTTTTTTTGGCAGTTTTATCATGTGAAAATTAAATAAATTTTTTTATTATTATTTTTTAATGAAATACATAATATGTACTCCATTAGATAAATATAAAATAACAAGACAATTTAATATAGATTACAAATTTAACCTAAAAAATATAATAAAAAGCTATAAATCTATTCATATTGTAGCTTCCAGAGAAATTCCAGCAATATTTACCTATTTTTCAACTTATAATTATTTAAAACAAAATAATGTACCTATATTTTTAAGCGGTTCTATTGCCGGTACATTATCTTGGTTTATTACTTATCCAGTAGATGTTATAAAAACACGTATTCAAAATAATAGCTGTAAAACAATTAATGAAGCAATAAAAAAAGGAAATTTATGTACAGGATTAAGTTTATGTTTAATTCGTGCTTTTATTGTTAATGGAGTCAATTTTAGTGTATATGAACAATGTATGCATTATTTAAAAAATAATAAAAATTGATTTTTTTTCAAGTAATATTATTATATTTATTCAACAATGAGCTATAAATACGCAGTTACACAATCTCTTAAGAAAACAGAAGAATGTATAGAAATAGATGAGGAAACAAATAGACCTAAGAATATACTAGAAAAAGAACAACTAGAAGAAGATACATGTCCAGTATGTTTTGAATCATTTGGTGATACAAATTATATAGTTACGAAATGCAATCATAAATTCTGTAATACTTGTTTATTTAAATCTTTAAGTCATAACTCATGTTGTCCTATGTGTCGCGGAGAAATTTTTACATTTAAAAAAAATATTAAGGATTTAACACATGATGATGTAAATAGTTTAGAAATAGATTTAGATGATTTTAAGAATCAAGTGTCTTTTAAACTTATATATGAAATAAAAAAATCAATCATTCAAATTGTTGAAGAAAATAATATAGTTAGTGATGAAATGAAAAATAGTATTAAAAATTTTTTGAATAATACTGAAATAAATAAAAAATTAAACAGTAGTTTCTATAATTTAATTAAAAAAGTATTTTCTATTATTAGTATTACAAGCTACGAAAATCTACATAATTGGTTAAAAAACAAAAATTAAATTATATTTGATTTTGTTTAATTATATTTAAAAATGAATTATATATTTATAACATGAAACGTAAAATAGAAGAAATAGAAGAAATAGAAGAAATTAATTATAATAAAGATAAAAATGACAATCAAGATGACAATCAAGATAAAGATAAAAATCAAAAAATAGAAATGTCATTAAAAAAACAAAAAATACATGATAATTGTCCTATATGTTTAAATCAAATGCAGGATACAAATACAGTAACAACAAGTTGTAATCATCGTTTTTGTTTTCAATGTTTAATGGATTCGTGTAAAGTAAAAAATAATTGCCCATTATGTAGAAAAGAAATTGAACAATATAATCAAAAAAGACTTCCAATATTTAAACATATTAACATGTTTAATAATATATTAGCATCAATTAATAATCCATCTTATAATGTTTATTATTTTATAGATGAACTAAGAGATGTAATATTTGAACAAATTACTGATTTTGACGAAAATTTAACAGATTATGAATTTAATATAAAAAATAATATATTAAATAAAATAGAACATTCTCAAAGATTAAAAAACAATATTGATATTTGTGTATATGATTTAATTCATGAATTTATAAATAAAGTTATTGTTGATAATACGACAAGGATGTGTAATTGGTATCATTCTAATTTTTAATAAATAATATTTTTCTTTAACCTTGAATAAAATAATAAAAAAAATTATCAATTTCAATATATTTGTCATCATATTTGTCATCATATTTGTCATCATATTTGTCATCATTTTTTCTTAAATAATAATTATCATAATAATAATTAAAAAATTCACTAAAAGCTAAATTATCATCATTAGCACGAATATTTGTTACTCTTTTAGCAGATGTATTATTATCAAAATAAAGATTTAATACAGAACTTGGAATAAATAATAAATTTAAAATATAAGTAAAATTCATTGTAGTATTTATATAATAGTATTATTTTTTTAAGTATTTTATATACTTAGTAAAATTATAAATTTGTTAAAAAAATTATTTTTTTTCAATTAATTTTTTATCTAAATCTTTAACAGTATCTTTAACAAATTCATCAAAATATTTTTGACCTAAATGAACAGATACCTCATCATTTGTAGTAGTATTATTTTCTATTTGCTTTTTCAAACCTAACATTTCTTCTAATCTTGAAATAGGGAATGTTGTTGGGTTTTCAATAACAGTAAAAAATAATGTTGGGTATTTTTGATGAATATAATAAAATTTATTCATCATATTTCTTTTATATTCATCAATGTTATTTCTTCTTAATAGTATATTTTCTTTTTTTACACAAAAATTAATCAAGTCAGAAATATTATTTTTAATAGTTTCAGAAGTTTCTAAGGTCTGCATAAGCACTAGAGATTCATCATTTAGTTTATCCATAATATTATATATAATTTTTTTTTTAAACCGTTTAACATTTAAAACGCAGAATTTTATTAAAAATAAAATATATAAAATATAAAATTTATATTTTATATAATGTCTGATTATAAAAGTATTAAAGATATTGATTCTTTGCATTCAATTATTGAAAAATTATATATTGAAAATAATAATTTGATAAAAGAAAATAAATTATTATTAAATGAAAAAGAATTAAAAAATAAAAAGAATACTGAAAATCAAAAAAAATATTATGAGAAAAATAAAGAAGAAATAATTAAAAATAACAGTGAAAGAAGAAAGAATTTATCTAAAGAAAAAAAGAATGAATACCAAAGAAATTGGTATCATAATAAAAAATTAAAAGAACAAAATAAAACTACTTAAAGACTTTATTATATAGAAATATAATAATGAAAACTTTAAAAAAACCACCCGATAAATATAAATGTATAAAAGTTCATTTTTCATCTTTATTAAAAGACAATATTGATTATTCTATTATTTTTGATTCTATTGTTTCTGTTCATAAAATAACCATTAAAATATATCAACTTTTAAGATTATATATGTTACATTGTTATCATCAAAAAATTCAAATAAAACCGATTGATAAAATTTTATTAAGAAAAATTAAAAATGTAATTATTCAAAAAAAAATGCAAGATAAAACTTATGATTTATTATATTCTTTATACAAAGAAGAATATGAAGAAAATCCTAAAAAATTATGCTTTGTTTTTGAAGAAGTTTTTACTACAATCATAGTTGCTTTTGAAAACAATATTAAAAATCATTATTTTGATTACGTTAGAAGATTTATTAATTCTTATTTTTCAAATGAAGATAAAAAAGAATTATATAGTTTGAAAAATGATATTATTTTTAATGATAGTAAAAATGAAAAATTTAAATTATGGTTAAATGAAAATA